GTAATATTATGGCTACAAAAGAACCCGAAGATGAGAATTGTGGTGCAGAGGTCCGACCATACACAGTCCCCGACGACTGGGACCAAGACAAAGGCTATTGTGAGAACAAAGCAGGCTTTAGAACTGACCACGTAGGTGATGGTCGATGTTACTTGCACGGAGGTGGGAGTAAGACTGCGAACGAAGGTAACAATTATGCTGAAAAGCATGGTCTTTACGCAGACCGCCAAAACTATTATAAAAATCGACCAAGCGCCGAGCAAGCGTGGATTGATGCAGTTATAGAGAGTCTCATCGATGATGCGACATTTGGGACTGAGAATTTCGCCAAGATGCAGATGCTTCGGAACATTGCAATCGATATGCATAAGTTGCAAAACGCGAACGACTTCATCGATAAGGCTGGTCTGGTAGAGGAGGATAAAGTGGTTGGTTATGCTGATAATGGGAAGCCAATTAAGGAAGACCAGGAGAATCCGATTAATATCACGTATGATCGGCTCAATCGGACGATGACGCGCCAGATGAAGGAGCTTGGAATACTTGATGACCCTGATTCGCAACAGGCTGAGGCGAGTCAAAACTTGGCGAATGAGTTGAGTGCATTGCGTGCGGCTCGTGATGATGACACAAATACTGGGCCGAACACTGGTAGTGATATGTGATGCTTGAATCGTTTAGTCATGGGTATTATCGTGCGAAGATGGAGGTCCAGCCGTTTGATGATGGGCCAGCTATCGAGCGAGGGTTGTTCCAGCTTATCAATAGACGTGTGTACGATACTACTACCGCGCCGATTACCATGCGACTCGGCCTCGACAAAGGCCCACGATTCACACCAGAGGCAGAAAATGCTATGCCAACAGATGTGATCGGCATTCCTCAGTCACTCTTGGAAGATGCAGGCATCCACCCCTCTGACGATAATGTAAACGTTTTTGTGTTGAAACCAGAGGCAGCCTACAGGTTTAATCAAACGATGGACGCATCAGCAGATTACTGCTACGATGAGGACGGCAGTTGTCAATCGAACAAGGGAGGAGAGAATTATTATGGAGAGTAATATTGACCCTGAACGATTGCTCGATGAGCCATCCTACTTCGTCAAACATTATATCGGGGAGGAGCCATTCGATTACCAAGAGAATTTCATGGATGCTGACAGTGACCGGAAGGCTTTTGTCTCTGGGCGACGTGTGGGCAAGTCTCGGACGGCAGGATGGCTCGCCCTCTGGAAAGCAGTAACATTTTCCGGGGCCGAGGTTCTGGTAACAGCCAAAGCGAAGCGACAGTCGATGGAGATGTTCAACCAAATCTCGAAAGAGATTAAGAACTCTCGCGCCTCCCGTGACCAGTGGGGCGTCGTGAACGAAACTCGAACGGAGATTCAGTTCGACAACAGTTCACGGATTCTCGCACTGCCGGTCGGACGAGACGGGTCGAACATCCGTGGATACGGTGGGCAGAACAACATGATTATCGTCGACGAGGCCGCCTTCATCGCAGATGAGATTTTCCAGCAAGTCTTTTCACCGATGATGGCAGTTGGTGACGGCGACTTTATTCTACTGAGTACGCCGTTTGGAAAGAAAGGCTTCTTGTATGAACGGTTCAACGACGAGGACTGGTACACGATGCAGGTTCCCACATCGGCCAACCCACTGGTCGATGAAGAGTTTATCGAGGAGCAACGCCGGAACCTGACGAACACCCAGTTCAAACAAGAGATTCTCGGCCAATTCGTCGAATCGGCAGACAGCTTCTTTACACGAGACGAGCTTATGTCGTGCGCGCGTGAAGATGTCGAGCGAGAGTCTGACATTACCTATCTTGGTGTCGATCTCGCAAGCTCCGGCAAAGATGAGTCTGTCTACGTCTGCATCGATGACGATGGAACCGTTTTCCACATCGAGCATACGTCGAAAAAGCCGATGACAGATGCAATGGGTCGAATCCGTGAGCTCGATATGTACTACGACTTTAACAAAATAGTCATCGATTCAACAAGTCTCGGCCAAGGTGTGGTCGACCAGGTGAAAGAATCACTTGGGAATAAAGTCGAAGGATTCAAATTCACGAATCCAAAAAAGCAGGACCTGTACAACACACTCAAGAACGCGCTCCAGAACGAGGACCTCTCATTCAAATATATCCCAGGAAAGGACGACCAGCCTGGGAACAAGATGGTGGACCAGTGCCTTGAGTTAGAGCGGTCGTTTACGTCTGGCGGGAGGATGAAGATCGAACATCCGCCAAACAAGCACGACGATTTCTCTGATGCATTGGCACTTGCTGTCTGGGCTCGTTCGAGGAAGAACATCGCACGCTCGGACAAGGAATCGATGCGTCCATTCACGCTCGGAAGCCTCAAAAATAGCTAATAGCACAACTGATATAATGGTATAATATTTATGACAGATAACAGTAGAAGCAGTTTTGGACTACAGAAGTTGCGACAGGGCATCGGCCAGAAAACTGAGCAACTATCGACTGACGCAAACGCTCGCTCCATCGATGGTTCAGACGTTCGGCAGGACAGGCCGTTCACGTACGAGTCGCACGATTACGACAGGATCGAGGCTCCGAAGGACGACATGCGACGCTACTGGCGACAGTTCGAGACCACCCCAATAGTTCGAAAGCCAGTCACATCGTTTGCGTCACGGGTGACCGAACCCGGATATTATATCGAGGCGAAGGGACTCGACCGAGAGGAAGTCAGCGAACTCGGGAAGTGGCTCGACCAGTGCGCAATTGTCGAAGGGCAACCAGGAAAGGACTTCCGCCTCCTCGCAAAGAAGGCTATCATTCAGCGAGAAGTTCGTGGCACTGCAATTGTCGAGAAGGCACCGCACGAAGACGACCCAGACAAAGTTGCAGGCCTCAAGCTAATCAATCCCGAACCCCTCGAAGCAGTGACACGTCCCAATCAGTCGATTCTGATGGCTCCAGAAGACATCGAGGAGTACGAGGACGCGCCTGAAGCAATGAGTGGTGGCGCCGCCGCCTGGCTTCAGGATACGCTCGAAACTGATCAGACATTCTTTGGTCGCACGTACAATGAAACGTATGACACGAAGATTGGGTTCCGCCGAGACGAAATCATTCCACTGACACGAGACGCTGACGTTGGTGAAGTGTACGGAACGTCTCGACTCGAAGCAGTGAGCACTCGAATCGAAGGAATCAAGAACAAGCTACAAGACAACGACGAGGCAATTGCGTCGAAAGCATACCCATTGTACGTGTTTATGTTTGGCGACCCCGACTCCGACGAGGGTGTCTGGGATTCAGAGGACATAAATGACTTTATGAACGCGCACCAGATGGCCAACTTCGAACCAGGGATGAAGCAAGGTGTCAGAGGAGATGTTGGCATCGAAACAATTTCTGGTGAGGTTGCTGACATTGCAGAATATCTACAGTTCGACATTCAGTGGATTATGGCGAGTATGCCGATGCCGCTGTTCTTGCTCGGGTCGTTCAATACTGGGGCGTCGGTCGGCCAAGTCGCTGGCGTCGCCCAACAGCAAGACGTTATTCGTCAGATTTCTGAGGCACGCCGAGAACTCGAAGAAGAGTTTACACCGCTGCTTCGACAGGTCGCCGAGCAGAAGGGCATCAGCCCAGAGCGCGCAAAAGATATCAAGCTGCGATTCGGCAGGCCAGGGCAGCCAGACCCCGAAGTCACTCGCTCGCAGCAGGTTATTCGATACATCTCGGACGCGGATGGTGGGGACACCAAATCGGCGGGTGGGGGCCAACAACAGCAACAGCAGCAACAGCAACAGCAACAATCAGTCGACGTATCAACGCAGCCACAAGTCGGTGCTCCAAAAGAGCCACAGAATCAGGGACAAGCACAGGGCCAAGGCCAAGGCCAAGGACAGAGACAAGCTACTTCGGCGGACACCAGACAACAAGACGGTATTATTACAAAAGGCGAGCGGCCAGGAACTGTAAGAAATCCTGCCCCTGACCAGAGAATCGCTGGTATCGATGACGATGGCAATCCATTCTCTGACATGGTGAGCGGTGAACGCGAGACACAGCAAATCGACAGCAGATATGCATCAGTCTGGGACGAGCAGACGACCGCCCATCTGTCACAGGCGCTCACCGCTGACGACGAGAATGTCACTGAAATGGGTGAACTGATTAGTGAACTTTTTCTGACACTCCGTGACCGAACACTTCGCACAATTGAGGAGAAGTATCAGGCCACGCCAAAATTCGCGGTCACGGAGTACGAGAACATCGCAAACAAGAACCTCAACGCACTGATGCGAGAGCGTGGTCTGCAACATCGTGCGAAGTCAGTCATAGACGACGAGTTGGCAGCGATTGCCGAAACGTATGGCAAATCTGACATTGGTTTCGGCCAGAGAGAGAACATCAAGTTCTTCAGTCAAAACGTGAGAAACGCTGTCAGAGACGCCGGCGAAGAGATGCTCCGCAGAACACGGAAGCTTATCCGAGATGGTGTCGTGTCCGGCGAATCGTGGGATGACGTTCGCACACGAGTCGAAGCAGTGTACAACGCACGTGCAGTGCGCCAGCGAGCAGATATCATCGCCCACATGGAGTTGCACAACGCTGTCGAGACGATGAAGCTCCAACAGTTCCGTGAGCGTGAGGATATCGAGGGAGTGCGTGTGCAAAACCCAGATGCCAGCACCACGCTTACCCAACAGCTTCACGGCGCAGAGGCACTGTTTTCAGAGGGTGAGATCGACAATCAGTTGGCGGAGGTCGTCGATGCAGACGTTCTTCGAATGGGGTTCGACCCGCTCCCACGAACGCCGCCATATCACTTTAATGACACGACGACACTACAACCCATGTATTCGACTGATAAGCAGTCGAGTGAGGTGAGATAAGTAAATGAGAAAAATTTATTTGGGTGGGATGACAGCCCTCGACGAATCAGAAGAACAGTTAGCAGACTATCAACTCGGCCAAATTGTCTCAGTCGATCAAGGTGATGGCATCATCGCCGCTGTCCTGACAGGAGAGTTCGGCTGGCCCGGCGACCCAGACGAGGTGGACGAAGATGAAGACCGAGTAATTGGCACTGAGGATGACGAGATTCAGATGCAAGCCTCGGAGGACGACCCGCTCTATGTCGTTGCGCTATCGTCTGGCGGCTCTGTTGTCGCAGCGTCGGACGAGATTTCCACGGAGGGGAGCCTCGACAGTGATGGTGCGAGCATCGAGTCGTGGGAGGATATGGGTGATGAGGCAACTGAGGCAGAACTTGCCGCCATATACAGTGAGTGTGAAAACCCGAGCAGTCGAGACGAGTGGCGGCGCACAAAGGCTCGTCTCATCCGAGAGCACAACGCTGAGGCGCTAGCCAAGTGCATCGAAGGGAGTAGTACCTCTCTGGATGAACTCTCTCAGCGGTCGCCTGAGGAGCTTCTAAACATCCCAGGAGTCGACGACCCAGAAGTTGGCTTCGCCTCTGATCCGAACGGGTGGGATAGAACCTCCTATCTCGATGCGTGGGCCACCGTTGGTGGGATGTGGCGTACCTGTTACCCACGAATGATTCGACACTTCGGTCCAAACTTGGCCAAACGATGGTGCGCGGCCTTGAAGGATGAAGTGCTCGGGACAGAAGAGTGGCGAGGTGACTTTTGATAGTTATGTCTCTCACTCTCACTCTCACTCTTCACACTCCCCACTATACTACAAATTTCCCCCAAAAGGCAACTACTCCACTCCTCCCAAGCC